TTTTAAAACTACATTAGATGTTGCATCTACAATTGGTCTTATTCCAGTTACATTTGCTCTTAAACCAGGAAATATCTCTGTTTCTTTTGTTTCTAATTCTGGACCATCTCATGTGGACAGAGAGGATGTTTTTTTATTAGGTTTACATGGCAAAACAATTTATAAGGTAGAGAAGAATTTTTATGAAATAGAGAAAGGTGATTTATTGTTTGTTTCAAGGGGTAGTAGACACAAAGCTATATCTATAACACCTAGAATCGTGGCATCTTTTGGTTTTTTTGGAGGTTAAGTATGGAAATTAAAGTAGATAAACAAGAAGTTTTTACAGATTACGTTTGGTCTTTTATGATGCCGGATCACGAGCATTGGAAGAAAGAAATAGAAAACATAGTTTTAGTTGAGAAAAACAAAGCTATACATAATTTTAGCACAGAGAATTTTCAAGACAGACCTGTGCGAGCTCACAAAACAGCTTGGGATTCTTTTGCAAGGTATCCTGCAGTTTTTAATATTATAGAAATAATTGCTGCTACTATTACAAAATCAATAGAACAAGAGGGCTGGGAGGCTCCTAAACTAAGTCCGATGGACGGGTGGATAAACTGGTTTGATAAGAATCAATGGGCTCAAGAGCACGAACATAATTGTTTACTTTCTGCTGTTTACTATGTTTCATCGGAACACTCTCCTAGTAATTTCTTTTTTCACAGAAATGATAGGTTTCGGTTACGCAAAAAAAACGAAGACGCCAATATTAAATTAGTAAAACCTAAAGAGGGTAGTGTAATTTTTTTCACTGGATGTCAGACACATTCTGTGTCACCAAATACAAGTGATCAAACAAGAATTACTTTAGCTGCAAATTACATGGGTGAGTACGTAAAAAATTGGAATCCTTACGATGGAGAAAAATAAATTATTTATAGGCACTCCTTGTTATGGTGGCGTAATAACAGCAGATTATTTTAAAAGTTGCATGCAACTTGTTGCTTTAGCTGCATCTAAAAAAATAGAATTACAGTTTGGAACAATCGGTAATGAGTCATTAATAACTAGAGCTAGAAACACTTTAGTGCAATTATTCATGGATGGTGACTATACTCATTTATTATTTATAGATGCTGATCTAGCTTTTAATCCTGAAGCAGTAATAAGAATGCTTGACTACAACAAAGACGTCGTAACAGGTATCTATCCTAGAAAAACTATTGATTGGATTAAGGTTAAAAAAAGATTGAAAGAAAAACCAGATATGTCTGAAGATGAGCTGCTTGCAGCTTCGTTACAGTATAATTTAAATGTAAAAGATCCTGATAGGATATTACTAGAAAAAGGTTTTATAGAGGTCATGGACGGCCCAACTGGTTTTATGTTAATTAAAAGAGAGGTATTTAAAAAAATGGCAAAACAGTATCCAGAATTAAAGTTTGTGCCTGACCAACATATTAATCAATCCCATGACAAAGAGTTTGACTATCACAAAACATCGGAGTGGAATTACACTTTTTTTGACACGATGATAGAACCACAAACTAAAAGATATCTTTCAGAAGACTATGCTTTCTGTCGTTTATGGCAAAATATGGGGGGCAAAATATACGCAGATATCATGAGCGGTATGACTCATTACGGTAATTATGCATTTAGAGGCAATGTTGGAACTCAATTCTTGCCTCAAAACAATAAGTAATTTATTATTAAATTATGAAATTAGTGGATCTTAAGTTTAAGCCCGGTGTAGATAAACAAGACACCGCCTATTCTGCTGGAGATCAGCGTAAATATGTTGATTCTGACTTTGTAAGATTTCATTATGGTAAACCAGAAAGATGGGGTGGATGGGTTAATTTGCCTAATCCAAATGTCACGGTGGTTGGTGCCGTTAGAGATACACACTCTTGGATAGGCTTAGATGGCACAAGATACTTGGCTTTAGGCTCAGATAGAAAGCTATATATTTTTTCTGAGGGTAAAGTATACGATATTACTCCCATAAGAAGAACCGCTAGTCTTACGAATCCTTTTGCTACATCAAGTGGCTCTGCCACAGTAACAGTAACCGACAACGCTCATCAAGCTGAAGTTGGTGCGTTCGTTACTTTTGATAATGGCTCTGCTACAAACGTGGTAGATGGTATAGATTTTAACGCTGAGTTTGAAATTTTAACTGTGCCAACGAGCAACACCTATACAATAAATGCTGGGACAAACGCATCTGGCACCACAGCAGCAGGAGGAGGCTCTACAGATGCAAGTTATCAAATTAATCCGGGTCCAACATCATCTACATATGGATATGGTTGGGGCACAGAAACTTGGGGAGCTAGCACTTGGGATACACCAAGGTCTTCCTCTAATGTTGTCATTGAAGGTAGAAATTGGTCATTAGATAATTTTGGTGAGGATTTAATTGCAACAGTTTTAAATGGTGGCACATTTATTTGGGATACCTCTGGTGGTTTAGGAGCAAGAGCCACAGCTTTGTCTAATGCTCCCACTGCATCAAGATTTAGTATAGTTTCTACGGATACAAGACATTTGTTAATATTTGGAACAGAAACAACTATAGGTAATACAGCTACACAAGACGATCTATTATTTAGATTTTCAGACAGAGAAGATGCAACAGATTACACTCCTGTTGCCACAAACGAAGCTGGATCTTTGAGAATAACAGATGGATCTAGAATCGTTGGTGCTGTTAAATCCACAGGTCAAATACTAGTTTGGACAGATACCTCGTTACACGGGATACAATTTGTTGGCACACCTTTTACGTTTGGTCTTAGACAACTCGGTGCAAATGCTGGTTTAATAGCACAGCATGCAGCTATAGAAGTAAATGGTAAAGCATATTGGATGTCCGATAATGCTTTTTATTTATATGATGGTGTTGTCAAAAAGATGCCATGTTCTGTACAAGATTTTGTTTTTGATGACTTAAGTTATACAAATAAAAACGACATAGCTGTGGGTTTAAACACAGCATATAATGAAATAATTTGGTATTACCCATCGGCAAATGCTACACAAATAGACAGAGCAGTTGCATATAATTATTTGGAAGGAACATGGTATACAGTAAGTTTAGGAAGAACTACTTGGCTAGGTGCTTATGTATATGAAAAACCAATAGCTACTGAGTACAGCGCATCCGCCACTGCAAATGCTACGAGCATACTTGGATTAACCGCTGGTGCATCTTCTATATACGAACATGAAACAGGTAATAATCAGGCGGACGGAACGGCTATTACAGCGTTCTTAGAAACAGGATCTGTTGAAATAGCGGATGGAGATCAACTAATGTCAGTAAGTAAATTAGTACCAGATTTTGACAATTTAGCGAACACAATGACGGCACAATTAACGTTAGAACAATACCCTCAATCTGCAGCTAACGTAACGACTAGTGGCACAATAACTAGCACAACAGAAAAAATTAATGTAAGAGGCAGAGGTAGGGCTGTTAAAATTAGATACACAACAAATAGTGTAGATGATACAGCGTGGAGACTTGGTTCACAGAAGCTGCAAATAAGACCTGATGGAAGAAGATAATGGCTAAAATAAATATAACTAGATTACCAAACGCTACAGAAGAATATGATGCAAGTCAGTTTGACCAAATGATAAGATTATTAGAACAAATAGTTTTCTTACTTAATACAAACTTTCAACAAGATTTAAGAGAAGAATCAGAATCGGAGACATTTTTCCTTGGCTAATACATTTAAAAGCGCAATGGTTGATATTACATCAACAGATCTTACAACCATATTAACGGTGCCAACAGCTAATCCCGGTGCTACACCACCTGTTCCGCCAACTACTATAATAATTAAATCTTTAATTGTTTGTAATGATTCTGGTAGTGCTACACTTTTGGACGTACAAACAGTTAGAAGTTCTGCAACATTTAAACAGTTTCACCAAAAAAGCATAGCTGCAGGAGCAACGGTGGATTTATTAAATCAGCACGACGGAATTACTGGAGGCATGATTGTCTTGCAAGAATCTGACGTGTTGAAAGTACAAGCTAACGCAGCCAATCAAGTTCACATAACTGTAGCTGATATGGAGGTTACAAAAGGTCAACTTTAGAAAGGGAAAAAGAATGAAATTGCAAGGTATGTTTATTACTCCTGTGTTT